TCGGAATCTCGCCCTCCTATCTTTCCTGCTTCTCACGCCATTCGGCGATGAGCCTTTGATTGTAGGAATCCACGGTTGCGACCTCCAGCAAATCATAGACATCCTCGACGCCATAGATCGTCTGCAATTCGTGGAGTGTGGCTACTTTTGCTGAGAGCGCCGTCGCGATGATCTGCGGGACGTTTTTGTATTCGGCGAAGCTGATGGCGAAGCCGGCATCGCTTTCAATTTCGAGGCGATGTCGGCCAGAGAAAAACCCGTATGGAGTGCGAAAACCTCCGCTCTGAGCCTGACAACGGTCTTCACCTCTTCGATCTCATTGATCGATATCGGCATAACGAGTTCGGGGTTTTTCGGGTCCGGTCGACGCTGAATGCAATCGAACATCTCATCAAGCAGAGGCTCGGCATCGGCAAAGCTCATGTGCAAGAGCTTCGAAATGCCGACAACGACGAGGCCAGCCATCCCCGCCGAAAAGATGTCTTCCGGGATGTCGACGCCTGAACGGCCAAGCGCCAGGAGAGCCTTTGTCGCCCACTTCTCGGCCTTGACGGCTGGCATTTCGGTGACGACAAAGACCTTACCCTTGTCGCGACCTTCTTCCGAGATCGTTACGTCAATCGTCTTGCGCATCGATCACCTATACCGGGATGGGTTGCGCGGTGACGCTGTTCCAGACGATGCCGAAGCGGCGCGGACGCTGCGTCTTGCCAGCTGGCGGCATAGTCGTGACGCGCTTCAGAAAGCCGTTGGTCATGACCCATTTTCGGCCGATGCTCTTCAGGGTGACGATGCCGGAAGCCGGATAGACGTCGACCGCGGCGAGCTGGGCCTGCCACCATTGGTCAAAGAGATCGTTCGAAGGCGAATTCGCCTGGAGCGTAATGTTCCAGGCAATTTCGTTGTAGATTAGACCCCCGGACAAGACACCATCAACGCCCATCGATGTTTCGGCGACTTCGATTTCATCCGTCTCAAAGATGTTGTCAGCAGAGAATTGCTGCACCTGCTGCGGAACCGTGAAGATCGGCGGGATGACGAGCGTAATAACGGCATTTGCCGAGGTGATGCTACCGAGTGAGCCGGGCATAGCCCTCCCCCTTTATTGAACGAGAGTGCTGCTGAGAGAGATGGCCTGAACGGACTCGCCATCGACGTAGAAGACCATGATTGGCGGCGATGCGCGCGATTGACGGACCTGAGAGGTCGCCACGCCGACAAGGATGTAATAGCCCTGGGTCTGGAGAGCGCCTGCGATACTGGCGCCGGCCAGCGTATTGATCTCTTCGATCTGCTGCGCGCTGAGAGCGACGCCTGTGCGCGCGCCACCGAAGTTGAGGAACTGCTGAAGCGGAGCCGAAAGCGCGCCTTCAATCAGTGCCGCGCCGGCCGGATTATAGGGGATTGATCCAACTGTCGTGAGCAGCGTCATCAAGGAGAGCTGCAACTGATTGCTGAGATAGACTTGATTGAGGAAACTATCGAGCCATTCGTATGGGCCCGAGATCGTTCCGCGCTGGAAATTCGTGAAGTTCTGATTGGCCGTCGCCGTTGCTGCATAGCAGTTGTAGCCATTGCCGAAACTGCCGGCGACCTGTGGATTGCCCGCCAGATTGGTGAATGTCTGCGCGTCCGTCACATCGGCGATGAGGCCAGACTGAGACAGGTAGGCAAAGGTCACGCGGCCATTCGTCTGATTGTAATTGACCGAGGCCGCGCAGCCCGCAACGAACGCCGCATAACCGACGTCGGCGAGTTCGGAAATCAGGCAGGTGCCGGAATAGTTGAACTCAGTATTGACGAGATAGCCGAGGCTCGATTGCGCAGGCAGTTCGTTGCGCGGTGTCGGGTCGGTATCCCAGCAGAGATAGGCATAACGGTTGTTCTGGCCATTGGCCCAAGCCGCGAAGGCAAGCTTCACCATGTTACCTGAGCCGCCGTCGGGGTCGAAGCCGGTCCAGAACGTCGCCCAATTCTGGGTTAGCGCGATCAGGCCATCCATGAAGGCTGCCGGAGTCGTGGCCACCGCGCCCTGCGAAAGGACCGCGCCCGTGGCCGCATTCAGGAACAGCGATGGAGCAAGCGTTCCGGTTGCAAAGGCAAGCGTGGAGACCGCGCCCGTGATGGCCGAGGCGATGATGAAGGCGCCGGAAACGGAGTCGTAAGTCACCGTAGGCGCCTCAAAAGCGCCCGTCAGCTCCTCGCCCGACCCGACCGAGCTCGACTGCGAAAGCTGATAGGTTCCCAGTCCGCCAGTCGTGCCGGTGAGCTGAGACAGGATGACCGACCCGGCCGTAACGCCTGCCCCGGTCAGCCCCATGCCCGGCTCGAAGGAACCCGTCACGGTGCCGGCCACGGTCAACGTCGTGCCGGTGATCTCGCCCAAAGTGCATGTCGCATCGGCTGGCGGCGAACCGGACAGGCCGGACGCGATGATCGTTGCGGCCGACGAAAAGCTTGTCGCCGAAGACAGATTGATGCTGGCTGCATTCCAGGCGGCGCCATCAACCGTCACGTCAAGAGAACCCGTGAGCGCCTGAAGCTGAGCAAGCGTCATCGTCGAGACGTTGCCGCCCCGAAGATACGCGCCGACGGCGATCTTGGGATACTGCGCCATCAACATGGCGCCGGGTACGGCGGTGCGCCCGATATACCCGTTGAAATAAATCGTCGCGGCCGATGCTTCAGCCGAATTCGGGCCGAAGTATTTGGCGACAGCCGGCGCGTTCGGGAAATTCTGGACGGTTCCAATCGGGATGCGCGTCGAGGTCGTCAGCATCACGCCGTTGATAGCGAGCGCATTACCGCCGCCCGAAATGACGCCAGGAATGACCTGGACGAATAGTGAGGCCGGAATCGTCATCGAGTTTTCCTATGATGCCGGGAATGTTGCTTCGACGCAGATGAGTTCTGGCGTTAGCTGATCGGCGAATTCTTGCGGAATGCCGCTCACGGCTTGGTTGGCTTCAAGGACCGCGTCGACAATCCAGCGCGTCTCCCACTGCTGTTCAGCATTAAGGAACGGCATCTGTTTCGGATCGTCGGCATAAAGTGGCGAGACGGCTGGATTGATTGTGTGAAAGAAGCGAGTTGCACTTTCATCGCGAAAACAGGTTGAGATCGTCTGCGCCATGTCCGCAGCGTCTTTGACATTGGCGCTATGGACGTCGAGTTGGACCGTGACTTGCGTGGCCTGCGTCAAACTCATCGAACCGCACGCCATCTTTTCGGATGCGACCGTTTGGGTTTGCGAGACGTTGTAGGCTCCGATATCCCCAGGTTCGCCAGAGACTTGACTGAGGATCGATGTTCCTGCCGTTACACCTGCACCAAAGAGCGCATTTCCAACTGTGATCGATCCGATTAGCAGCTCCGTGACCTCCATCACGGTGCCTGCGATCGAGGCCATAAAGGCGCAATCTTTCGCCTCATCGAGGTTCGTCGCGATCCTCGGTCGGGCGATCGTCGTCATCACGACGAAATCTGTGCCTTGCGGTTCAGGAACTCTGTTGTCTTGGCCCTCTACGACGGCTACGCCAGACGGCAAGATCGAAAGGAGAAAGCTGCGAAGGACTGTTTGAATGTCGCTTTGCGACGGCGACAGCGAGATCATCACCCAGCAACTCTGTAATAGGAGACGTTCAAGATGGCGCCGTCCGTCTCGGCGATAAACTGGAGATCGATCAGCGTGCCGGAATATTCGAGCGCGCTATCCGTCGCGAGCATTGGCATACCGACAGACGCCGTCGGCGCCGTGCCGTCATCCCGCCAGCGTACGGCCTGAGCCTCGGCCTTTATGATAGCGAGCGTCGCGCCGGCCGGAACGGTCAACTTCTCGGCCGAGGCAAGGCTCGTGATCTGCTGATAGCCAAGCGGAACGAATTGGATGGCAAACATGGTCTATTCCACCTTGTAATCGACGCTGTTGAACATGTGGCCAGTGTCGACCAATGGCTTGCTACTGCCCTTGCGCTCAATGGTAGCCTCGGCGAGCGGCGGCGAATTGGTTTCAACGATGCTTTGCTGCAGCTGGCCTTTAATGCCCTCGCCGACCTGCATCATGGTCTTCTCGGCATCGTAATCCGTCGTCTTGAGCAAGCCCGCAATTGCATCTGGCCACTCGGGGCTTTTCTCGGCGATCATGGTGCGGAAGAATGGCCGCGGTGGGATGTTGCGAGAGGGCGCCCCGTATTCCTGTACCGCCGCCACAAGAGCGACAGGCGTTCCGTCTGGATAGGTGGCGTTTTCGAGAAATCCCACTTCTAGCGTCGACGGCTTCGATAATCCGCGCGCGATCTCGGAAAGACGTGCCGCGAGTTTATCGCCGCCTGTGATCTTCGCCATGCTCAGGAGCCATTCTGCAAGGTGATGCAGACGCGGCACCAATCTGGCCATGCCTCGATGACCTGCGCCGCAAGCCATATGTTCCCCTCGGGCAAGGTGCCGTCGGGAAACACAATCAGGTCACCGCCCTGCTGATCGACGCGAACGATCGCCATCACGTCGCCCGTGAGATAGATTGTTCGACGAACGCCCTGAACGTTCAGAGCATCCAGATACAAGATGTCCGTATAACTGAGCGCCTGGACCTGACAGCTTATGCCGAATGTCTCGTATGTCGGCGTCCGCGAACCGTCAGGA